CTTCGAGTTGGAACCTCGAACGGCCTACCTCGTCACCAAATGCGGCTAGTTGTTGCCGGACATCCCCGGCAAATGCGCCAAAGACGACCCCGGACTTGGCTTGCATCTCCTCGACATGAGATACAAAGTTGACAACCTCAAGGGCGGCGCGGGCGACTTGTTGGATGATGACCGCACCCATGACCAACTTAAACGCACCCCCAATCTTATTGAGAGCGCGACCTGTTCTGCCAACGGTTTGGTCTAATCTATTGTCGAACTGACGGAGATTGCGTTTTACATCCGCAAGGTCCGCTTCTATTCGGACCAGTAGGGTATCAACTGTAGTCGCCATTAGTCTGGATACCTCTCCATTAGTTCATCTAGTTCACTCCTTGATAAAGGTGGCGGCTTACCTCCAGAATGAAACTCCGCAAAACCATTTAAGGCCGAAAAGAACTCATAGAGACTTAGGTTCCAAAAATCATCTGCCCTCATCCCCATCTTCCCAAGTCCGATTTCAATGAAGTCGGACCAAGGAAATTGCTCTACACTCCGGCCTCCGCCTCTTCCTCGTTTCCCTCATCGCGCCCCGCACTTAGAGCGTTAATCAGGACCTTCCCTACTTCACGCATTGAATCTGCAAGACCTGCATCCCAGACATAGCCTCTGACATCCTTTTCTGTGATGTCGTTCCCGCCACCACGAATGATAGGAACTAAGACCTGTATGACCTGCAAGGTGGTCATCGACCCTTCTGACAGTTTCCGTGTTGCTTCAACCAAACCCATACCGAGAGTAGTCTCGATACGAATAATTGAATCAAGCGTCACTTTCCCCGTCAGGGTTCTCGACCCCAGTTGAATCTCCACTTCGCCGCGTTTTGGATTTGTCATTCTTGAACTCCTTGGCATCTACCAAAAGTGTTTCGCCCCGTTGGGCTAAGTCCACTACTTTTTGAGCGATGTATTTTGCGCTTCCTGCTTCGAACGCATCGCCATTGTTTATCCCCGAAGCAAATGGGACGCTAAAATGCGGGTTTGCAGTGGTGGCAGACTGCGCCGCCTTCCACTCACCGCTATCCGTCTTTATTACGACATCAACCCAAGCCATCGTTTACACCGCCGCGAAGGTAATGTAGCCGTCTGATTCAAGTGTGATGCTGTAAGTGACTTCCCCGTTATGTTCCCCGGCATACTCAAGAGACGCAATCATGAATGAGCCAGTCATGGTTCCAAAGTCGGGAATAATCACTTGGTAGTTATTGAAAGCGGGTGTCTGGGCTGAAGAGCCATCAGATGTGTTTTGCTGTGCGAAATAAGCGGTTTTAATGCTTGTCTCGGAAGCCGCATCCGTGAACACGCCAGAGCCAGAAACGCTCACGCTGTTGACACCACCACCTGCGAGAAGGGTGCGATGACCAAGGCTATCCTTGTTTGTCACATCTACCGCTTCGTCATTCATGGTGATTGAGGTTGAGCGCAATCCACCGACTGTTGCAAAAGTCTCCGGGGATGCACCGTCACCGATTTTTAAGAGTAAGGCCGAACCTTTTTGAGCCGCCATGTTTTTCTCCTTTAACTATCAAACACAACGGCCCGAAATCGGATGACACCGTGCCGTGTAATTCCGTCACCCTCCAAAAGTGTCTGCTCAAACTCCTGTTTAAGATTCACCAAGGAAGCACCAGAAACAGTTATAGCACTATCATGAAGTGCTGTATATATCTGTTCCATGATTTCTTTAATCTCCTTGCGACCCCTATATTGGGACCACACATGGATTGTAAGTGTATGCTCATGGGCATCAACTGTTTTTGTGGAAATATTAAGGGATGTTTCTTCCCCTATGACCACATATGGGTATGTCTTGCCCTCTGGAACATCATCATACACCGAAACCGCAACGCTGTCCTCACCAACAAGGCTCGCGCCATTTAAGGTGGAATAAATCGCTTTTTGCAGTTCCCAAGGATGGAAAGCCATTACTTAGACCCCCTCAATGCTCGTTCGAGGCTGTCTCTTATCTTACGCCTGTTTTCCTCAAGGGCGGGCTGTAAGTAGGGCCTAGCCTCCATCCTGCTCGTCCCGAACTCAAGCGCACCAGAATAATCCGCATTGCTCTCTATGTCCGCCCCAAGCCCATCGCTGTCTATTTTGTGGGCTATGTTCGACACCAAAAACCCTGTATCAGTTGCAGGCGGTTCGCCGGGGCCGGATGCTCTGCCAACTCTGCGTGGGTTGTAGCGGGTGTATTCACCGCCGCCCCGTGGGGAGTTCTGGATGCTGTTGACCGCCGTATTCCGAACCGCGACCGCACCGAGAGCGATGGCTCGCTTCACGCCTTTAAGATATGCTTGCTCAATGCTTTTGACCCCTCCGGGGTTGGCTCTGGTCACTCTTGTGGTTACTCTTGCCATTATGTTGCCACCCCTTCCTCACACAGAATATCCAGAAACTTGTTCGTGGAATCCCTGTTTAGCACTCGTCTGACATTGAATGTCCGGGTGTATTTGATGCCTTTGATGTAATACACATAGAGAAGCCTATTCTTATGGGTAACATCTCTGCGGTAGCGCACTGTGACAATATGGGTGATGCGCTCCTCTAACTGGTCACCGAAGAACCTCTCGCCGCCCTGCTTTGGTTGGATATAGCCAAAGACGGTTGCAAGGTCTAGCCAAGACAACGCCTGAGAACCACCACCATCAGCCGTCCGGCTCTGGTATTGGATGGTTATCTTTTGGCGCATCTTGCCTAGCGGTGATTGTCTAGCCATTACAGAATCCCACTCGCATAACCCTTGTTGAACGCATGGTCACCGTAGCGCATGATTTTGTAAGGCTGAACAAGCGACCTAATAAGGGGAGGAAATTCGACCGCCCTGCCTTCATCATCGCCACGGTGTTCGTATAGGTGCATGATGTATTGAAGCATCGCCACCCGGATAGCCTCTGGGATTGAACTCGGCGTTGTGCCGTAGCCTGCGGTGTAATTCACCTCAATCCCGTTGGCGTTCCTCAAGTCAGTTGGGAATGTGCCGCCGTCCCGTAGAACGATTCTCCCCGGCTCCCGAACACTGTCCACATAATAGTTTGATGAAGCCCATGTAGACTGGTTGTCGCTGTCGTCATAGTAAACAATCGAAGAAACCGCGATGAGGGGCGGCTGTGGGACCTCGATATAGTTCTTGTAGAAGGTTTGGTATGGACCGACCTTAGTTCCCTCCCAGAGGGCCGTATCAGCCTCTCTCACGCCGTCTAAGGACAGTCTGAGGGTTCTAGTAATCAAAGCCCGCCCAGTGTAGTTCTCGACCCACTCACGGGCCGCAATGATAAAGGACCGAACGAAACTGTCGTCCACTTGGTCATCCAAGCGTAAAAAGTCCTTGACCTCTGTCATGCCTAACGGCTCATCGGCGGGCGCGGTAACAACTGTTAAGCCTGACATCTCAATTTACCTCCATCTGGGTCCGTCAACCCATCCAACCAAGGACCGCCTTGTTCCCTCGGTAACAGGCAGGACCCGGTGTTGTAGATAAGACGGGAATACCATCACAGAGCCTCTCTCCCTGAACACGGGGTTTTCGACCTCTGAGAACTGGAACTCTCCGCCCTCGTAATCATCTTTGTCGGACAGTTGCACCACAATCGATAACTTGCGGTCGAAATTTCTGTGGCTGTCCCAGAATACATCATGATGCCACCCATAGTGGCCCTCGTTCTCGGCGTGATACTCGGTGTATTGGATTTCCCATAAACCATGAAGATGCACCCCAAATGCGTTTCTGTTGGCGGTAATTGAGTATTCCATCATCATGTCAGCAATCCACCCTTGGCTTGGTAGCCACCGAATTGTTGACCTGCGAACCTCGTCATTCTCAACACCGTCCAGTTGTATCCCTGCTTTCTGCGGCTCAATCTGCTCCGCAAACTCAATTATGTTGTCGCACTGTTCATCTGTTAGGACGGCTGTCCATACTTGCCAGTTGTCTCTCATCAATCCTCATCCAAAACTGACGGCCTTGCAGTTGCAAGTTCATCGATTGTTTCCGCATTGTTGATTGTCGCGTCTTGCATACAGTCACGCAATGCTTGCTTCTTGGCCTTTATGGCTTCTTGTTGCGTAGTATCACCTTGCTCCAAAGCCTTCATAAATGCAACATCTAATGCCGACAATTTTCTGTCGCGCTCTGGTCTTAACTGCTTTCGGCGGACCTCTTTGGCCTTATCCATGTTTATAGTAATCATGCCTTATTCCTCCCTCGTCCCGTAACCATCAGGGTAGGAAAAGTCCGCCTCGAAGGCTTCGATATAGTCTATGTCTGGGACCTCTGCCGCGTTCATAA